TACGAACTATCGCAGTGGATACTAATGCTGAATATGCTGAGTTGCTTGGTATACCTCAGTCTGCTGCTATTACCTGCGTCAAACCTTCGGGTACTGTCTCGCAGTTGGTGGACAGTGCCAGTGGTATACATGCTCGTCACTCTCCATATTACATCCGTACTGTACGAGGTGATAATAAAGATCCCCTTACACAGTTTATGATTGATCAGAAGGTTCCTAACGAACCATGTGTATTCAAACCAGAAACAACAACTGTGTTCAGCTTCCCTGTCAAATCACCAGAGAATGCTGTGACACGTAACGATATGACTGCTATTGAGCAGCTAGAGACATGGCTTACATACCAACGCCATTGGTGTGAACATAAACCTAGTGTAACAATATCAGTACGAGATGACGAGTGGCTAGATGTGGGGGCATTCGTTTATAAACACTTTGATGAAATGTCAGGTGTATCTTTTTTACCACACTCAGATCATACCTATCAGCAAGCACCATATCAAGACTGTGGTAAGCATGACTATGAATATCTACTGTCGTGTATGCCAGAGAAGATTGATTGGAATAAACTGTCAGAGTATGAAAAAGAAGACAACACGAAATCTAGTCAAACATTTGCCTGTACTGGTGACGTGTGTGAAGTCGTAGATATAACATAGGAGTTAAATATGGAAGCGATTTTAGGTGCATTAATGCTGTTTATAGTAGCCAACGACATCGTAGATAAGGTGTCACCTTGGGTCAGCGATAAGGTTGACCAGTATACAGAAGCAAAGGAATAGAAATATGATGTGGGTCTTAGTAGCAACTTTTATGTTCAACGGACAACCGTCTGTGTTAAGTGATCAAAAGATTTACTTTGAATTAGATAAATGCCAAGAGGCGGTAGTAAAACGTAGACAAATATTAGAAGCTACTAGACCCGACTACATGAAAGATGCAGTTTACTGGGTCTGGTGTACGCAAATACCACAGGAGGTCTAATGGAGCAACTCGATCTTTTCGGGGAACTAAAGGTACAAATAAAAGAAGGAGAGAAGACAAGAGTTTGCACTAAATGTAATATAGAAAAACCATTACCTATGTTCAAAGAACAAACAAATGGAATGATTAAGAAGAACGGAAAGGAATACAATAGACACCATAGCTGTATGGACTGTATGAAAAAAAGTGATAGGGATAGAGCAGCACTATCTAAGAAATATAAATGTAATCAAACACACTGTGACTGCTGTGGTAAAGAGACAAAGAAACTACACCTTGACCATGACCATCACACTGCTGAGTTCAGAGGTTGGTTGTGTATACAATGTAACCAAGGCATAGGTAAACTTGGTGATAACATAGAAGGGGTAACTAACGCCCTAAACTTTTTAAAGAAACACTATGAAAAGTAAAAGGCCGCATTAAGCGGCCTCTTTTTTTAGCAGTAAGTACAATTTTCTCTGGCACACTTTTTACCTCGTAAGGCGCACCACAGCCGATGTATATATTTTCTCACAGATCACCTCCTATATTTTAGCTACTGTTCTATACATATCTTCTAGGTAGTCAATGTAATCTAGGACTATGCCTAGCTCTCTATAGTCCATGTCTCTCACTTTACCGTCTATACCAAACTGTTCTTTAGCCATACGTAAAGCATCAGTCTTTACCTCTTTACTTTTCCCCTCTATCTTAGATGCCATCTTTAATCTAGCACCCTCGTTACCACCGTGTCCTTCCTCTATGCGCTTACGCATGTAACGTTTTACATTAGCTACACGTTTCTTTAGTAACTGTCTTCTAGTATTTAGATCACCGTTCTTAAATTGTGGATGATCTAGCAGTCTTTGTACTTCTCTTTCAAGTACAGGGGCTATCATAGAATTAAATATCTTATCGTATGCAGCCACCTTGGTACGCTCACTAGCTGTCCACTCATGCATCTCAGCCATAGAATATGCTTTCTCCACGGCTGTCCTTCCAGGTTTTATTCGCAAACCAAAGATACGTGCAAGAGGGTTGGGGTCATATATCTCTCCCTCTCTTGTAGCTACTCTCAACTCTTCCCCTGATATAGCATCTGCTTTGTCAAACAGTGCTTCATATATATTGTCTATATATTTTGTAGCTGATTGTGTAAAAACTTTTGCACCGTCTGCTTGACGTATGTCTTTACCCTCATCGTTTCCAAACACAGCACCTGCTAGTTTGTTAGCAACATCCAGTGGGCGAGTAACACCTGCAACAATATTACCTGAAGCTTTAAAGAAAGCATCTAGGTTCACACCACGATTTGCACCTTCTTGACCTGCGTTTGTAATAGCATCTAGTGCATTCATTAGATCGTTACCGAACTGTATGTCTTTTGCTACCTGTCCTACTGCAAGCTGAGTCAATGCTTCTGTTGTCAACTCTCTAGGTACAGGCTGACCATCACGCATGTTGTTTGCCACACGTCCTACGGCTAGAAATATAGAGAATGGGAATGTGTTCTTTGCATCAACGATAGTACCACCACCTGCATCTATTTCAAACACACCAAGATTTTTCTTTTGTCTTTCTCTGTCATATTCTGCAGCTAAGTATAGACCAGTACTACCAACCAAAAACCTACCAAATGCTTCTCTCTCATCTAAGGTAGCTTCTGTATTGAGTATACCTTTACCTGTTCTAACATCAGCCGAATCTTTAAAGACCCTACCTAGTAATTTACTTCTTCTAGAAAAATCTCTAAGGATACCCATACCTGCAAGAGGTGACCACTGATAGGCAGAAGCAACAACGTTATTCATAAATCTACCGAATGGTATGATAGTACCTATGCCCGGCGTATTTGAAGCGGTTTCAACTAGCTTTGCTACCTGTCCTAGAAGCTGATCCTGTTGAGTGTAGTCCTTTGCATACACAGATTTAAGAGTGCCATCTATTGCAGCTTGTATTACGTCTTCTGTTATCTCTACACCATCATCGTTCAAAGCTTGACGTAGTGTCATATTCTTTTCTGTACGTAGATACTTATCCATCTCAGTCATAAACATTTGAGACTTTGTAAACGTATCCTGTATCCTAACACCTGAGATTTGTGCTGATGCATCTGCTACAGCTTCAGTGACCTTTACTGCTGTTCCGTTAGGGTCTATCCCATACCTTGCTGCAGTTGATTGATCAACACCACCTGCGTATGTTTCAAATAGTATTTTCTTTATGTCTTTGTTTTCATCTTTAGCAAGGAACTTCATGTACTCGTTGTGAGTAGTGTAAGGGTCTAGTAAGTTGCGAAACTTTTGACCCTGCATCATAGTCAACGCTCTTGCCTGTTGGAATGTTCTTGTAGCTTCTCTTGGATTAGTGTACATCTGAGCCAATCCTTTTGCACCTAGTACACCAGAGTTAAAGATGTCTGCCATAGTTTGACCTATGTAGAACTGACCAAAGCCAAACACGTTGATAGCAGTTGTAGCAGGAGAAGACACAAGCATACGCTTCCATACAGACTGACCATAGCGTAGTCTTTGCGCTCTCTTGAGTTCTTTACCTATCTCTTCCTTTGCATCTATGGTGTCTACTTGAGCAGCTATTACATCTTGTGCTGCAACAATAGAACTATCCAACACTTTACGTAGCTGTGATTGTACATTCAGTGTAGCACCTGCCTCACTTAACTTTCTAGCTAAGAGATCACTGACCTTACCTTGGTTACCTGTTAGATCTCCAACCTGAAAACCTGCACCTACTAACTTTTGGTTTATATCATTTATAGAAGCGTCATCTAGATTACGTACAACGTTTGTCATCAAGTCAGATACAGTCATCTTTCTTGTTACTTTAAAACCATACGACTTCATAAGAGAAGCAATACCGCCTAACGTTTCTGGTGTTCCTTTATAGTTACTTCCAAATACAATGTCATAGATTAGATCTGATGGCATGACAGCTTGATCGTAGAGTTTACCTTTCTCTACTTTCTTTGCCCACTCTTCAGTACCATTTACAAATATATCTACCACTTTTTTAGATGGTAATATTTTAGTAGCGTCCTCTATGATTGCATTCGTTACACCTGTGAGTGCTTCATCAGCATCCTCTGCAAGGTTTGATGCACCACGAAACTTACCAAAGCCTAACTGTGCAGCACCTGCTACACCACCAAGCAAAGAAGAAAAACCTGTCTGTAGTAGGCTGTATTTTTCTTGTGACCCTGCTCTCATCAAAGTTCTTTGAGCCATGTTGTCCTGTAACACAGCAGCAGTCGAGTCTAAAGCAGTTGTTGCCAGTAAAGATTTTCTACCTGCTGCATCAAACAGTTTGTCCTGTGCTTCTCTAGATGCTTTTCTAGCCAAAGTTCTACGGTTTTCTTTTGCCACCTGTTTGGCAACTCTTGCTGCAGCCCTGTCTGCTGCCTCACTACTAGCACCTCTAGCTACTGCTCTCTTAGCTGCAACCTTTCCTGCCTGAAGACCTGCCTGTTTTGCTGCTTCTCTACCTGCACCGCCCAAGGCAGCTTCCCTTGCTGCTTTACGTACTATTTCATTGACAGCTTTTTTACCTGTAAAAGTAGCAGCACCTGCTGCAAACTTTCCAAGACCGCCAGTAAGTAAACCTAAGTAAGTTGTTGGATCTTTAGCCCCTGCCATGATGTAATCTTTCACACCACTAGCCGCACCCAACGCACCATCATTTACAAACACATTACCTAAGTTGTCGTATATTTCGTAGGCACGTCTTGCTTTAGTTTTTCTAGCTTCATCTCCCTTTGAAACAAACCGCATCTCACCAGATGTGGACAACACATTAGTGTTGAAGTAACGCATATGTTTTACAAAGTCATCTACGACTTTTTCATCAGGTGCATCTCTGTAGTCTACACCTTTACGTTCTATCATGTACTCTCGCACAGGCTGTAGATACTGATTGTTATTTACAATGTCATCTACAGTAAGACTGTCTTCACCAAATACAGGATCTCTAGCCTCTGTTGCAAAAGTATTGTTACGACTAGTGAGGCCAACACCACGGTATTGGTTCATCAGGTTGTTGAAGCTACTCATTACTCACCTTTTAATTTTTTAGGAGATCCGTCAGGATTGTGTGTTGCACCAAACAATTCATCCCACTGGTTAGGTCTTAGTCTTTCAGGCACAGGTGCATTGCCTTTGTAGATTTCTTCTATGTCATCACCACCAAGACCTGCTCCACCTAAGATATTGCCAAGTCCTAGTTCTGGTCTAGGCGGCACTCCCTTTACGACATTCCCCTCGTCATCACGGTAGTATACATTTTCTTGTATTCTTTGCTTTGTAAGTATCGCTTCTTTTTCAACTGCTGTAAGGGGCGTTTTCTCTTCGGGATCTTTCGGCTCTTTTGGTTTTTCGGTAGTGTCTGGTTCAATGGTTTCCTCTTCTAGGTCTGGTAAAAATTCTGCTCTTAAATTGTTGTAGTATTCTAATCCAGTTTTATCATCTGCACCTCCACCCTTTTGGTTCATGGTGCGTATGATCATAGCTTTTACCGATTGGTCATCAAAGAAACCTGTTGCTGTGTAGTCTTCTGCAGCTTTACGAATTAGAAAGTCTGCTTGCTCTAATCTGATTGCCATAGTTGCGTGTGCTTTTGCTTCCGCTCCAGACAATGCTACACCGTCAACTATGTATTGATTGTTAAGCCCTAATGATTCTGCTGCATCAATCTCACTCTCTCTGGCTTTTAGGCCATCTACCTGTGCCGATATTAGATCTTGACCAAACTCAAACTTAGCATCAGAGTTAAAGACAGGCAGATCTGCAAACGTCATGGTAGCATTTGGTACAAGAGACTTATACTCAGACTGTTGGGCTAGGAAGTTAATATCAGCTATAGACATGTCACCATAGTAACCACCCTCATCAAGTTCTCTGTCTACCTTTGCTCTTTCATCTAAAGCAAACAAATCTCTCATGCTATCCATTTGAGGTGTTTCTGTCACTGCACCTGTAGTAACACTAGGCTTCTCTCTACTACCGCCATAAGTTTGTGCAGCTATCTTATCTAAGGACATATTGATATACTTAGGATCAATACTTGGTATACCTGTCATAGCAATACCAGTTTCGATATCCTCTTGTGTCAACTGCTGTCCTGCTTGCAGTCTGTTGTCTGCTGCTATCTGTTGTAACTTAGTATAGAAGTCTTGAACACCGCCCATGCCTGTAGACATAGCAGCAATTACCTGCTCTTTAGTAGCACCAAGTTGCATAGCTTGTTTGCCTATTTGTGCAGCTTGCTGCGCTCTTTGATTACGAACTCTTACTAGTTCTAGATTACGTTCAGCCTTTTTCTTTTGTTCTTCTTTATAGTCTTTGGCTTCTGTTTCTCTTCTTTCTATACCTTCAGTTACTTCTTGTAAGAAGCTACCTGCGAATGCACCCCAATCAAAACTCATATCACTGCCCTTTCGCCATCAACCCTTTAGGTTGTTCTTCTGGTGTTGCTTCTTCCTCTTCAGTCTTCCCTGCGTCCAATACTTCTTGTAGCATTTGCTTGCCGGGATCTGCATCATCAGGGTTCTCAGCTAAGTATTTTGCTACTAACATCTTTGTTCGTTCTAATTCTTTTTCTTTAGCTTGCTGTTCATAGTCAATCCCATCATCATCAACCTCAATACCCATCGACTCAATAGCTTCTTTAAGAAATTGGTGTATTGTAGGTGAGACATTCATACCTGCATCGACTGTGTGTAAACCTCGCATAACACCTGCTGTAGTTATACTTTCTACCACAGGTTTCAGAGGTATGCCTGTCATCATTAGCGTACCAATATCATCTATTACATCTTGATTAGCTAACCTATTGATGTAGTACTTGGTAATCTCTGTCATGTCAGACATCTCTGCAGGGTTTTCCCAAGGGTTATTTTTAGGCTCGTCTGTCAGAGACTGACCCGGAATTGGTCTATCAAATGGGTTCATCTTTTTTATCCTACTTAGTAAATCCTGCGCCAAAGTATAAGCCCACTATAGCAGATACTATGTGCGTGTCTAGTGGTGTTATTACAAATCCTTGTGCGTACTTCCACTTAACTACTTCTTCACCTGGCCCGAAGATAAAATCTAGGAAGCCTACCTGTATTTCAGTGTAGCCTACATATACGCCTACTTCAGGGTAGAACACAGCAACCAACTTTGGCAACACTATGATAGCAAAAACTGCAGACAATGCAATAAGTCTTCTTGTCCATGCAAAGTGTTTATCGTTCTTTCCTGCGTTACGTGCTTCTGCTGCAAAGCTTGCATTAGCGTTGGCACGTTCCATGAGCATTTTGTTCTGCTCCTGTTTCATCTTCATGCTCTGCCCCCATATGGACATCACCCCACCTAGTACGGTAGAGCCAAGCATGGTTATTAATTCTAGTGGTAGTCCAAACATTTTATATCCTATTAGCTTCCTTTGCTAGTGTATCAGATAACCCCTTCATCCTACGTTTAACACCACGCAAGGTTGTTGTTCTGTATTCGTTGTTATCTAAAAATTCTTCGGATGCCTCCTGAAACTTACCCTCATTTATTAGTCTTATTGTTTTAGGACTTCCTGCTATGCCACCCCTAAACCAACTTTGTGCTATTTCTACTTGTAACTCTTGACTCAATTTATCATAGTTTTTGATTGCTCTTCTTATTTTAGGCATTCTTTTTGCTAAGTCTTTACGTAGTAAAGCATCTGCCTCTTTTGCAGTAATAGTTTGACCTTCTTTTACATCAGCCCCATAGTGTCCATGTCCTATGGTGTAAAACTCTTCACCAAACTTTTTCTCTGCTACGTAGTCAATACCCTCTTCTGCTTTTAGTCTAGTTATGATAGCATCTTCTAAACTTACATTTGGTTTAAGCGGAGGTAATGCGTTGACTAATGGGTAAGCTGTTTTAATAGGTTCAAGTTCTTTCATACTTGTAGCGTTCTCTACTACTTCTGCATCCACATCTCTGTATATGGGTATCTTTATATCTTTACCTGCCACTATTTTGTGTTTGTCTTCTATCCCATTAATAACCATTAGTTCTTCAACAGTAGTACCTGTTGCTTCAGCTATCTCACCTAAAGTATCACCTGATTGTATTGTGTAAGCTGCAGTCGCAGAAACTTCTCCTGCAAGTCTTCCTATTTCATCATCAACAATATTGGGTTGATCTATAGTAGGAGGAGACATTAAACCCGGAACTTTTGGAGTAGTAACAGGTGCTTCATCATAGCCACCTATCTGTGGTGTTGTGTCCATATTAGGTTGTGTCCTTGGCTGTTTTGGATCACTACCCAACTTAGACATATCTATAAAGTCATATGTACTACCGCCTATGCCTGTCACAGTTACAGGTGTAGGTTCAGGTATAACAAACATATCATCCCCACCATACACTTCTAGTAGAAACATATCATCTGCTCTTGGGTCTGGTTTATCTAATCCCAAAAACTTAGCACCGTAATACTTCATGCCATCATAGATTTTTTGATCTAAGTTTCTATCATCTTTATCTCCACTACTAGGAGAACCTAGACCTGAAATCTTTTTATCTACCTGTGAAGCAGTGGGTAATTTTATTTCATCATAACCACCACTATCATAAGCACTAGAAGAATAGTCGGGTGTACCTCTTCCTTTAGATATACCCTGCTGCTTACTCGTCTGTGTTCCTGCTGCTCTAGCGTAAGACAGTTGCTGTGCTTTAAAAGATTGTCTAGGATCGTATGTCATTTTTATACCTGTGTTTTTAGAAGATAGAACCGATTGCTCGTTCTGTAAGTTTACCCACGAAACTTCCAAGCCCTGCTTCAAAGGCAGCAGAACCTTTACCATCAGCAGAAATTTTAGCAGTAGCAATGTTGTTATCCCTTTGTGCTGCGTTTTCGGAGGACTTCCATGCCCATCCTAATATGTCTCTTTCTCTTTGTAACACAGCATCGTATGCTGCTCTTGTCAGGCCGTTTGCTGCCATAGCTGCATCACGGTTTGCCTGATTGTTTGCAGCGTTCTCTGCAGTAGTTATACTTTGCGCCCACTTAGCATTTGCTTGTGCAATTACAAGATGGTTTTGTGTATTGAATTGCTCACGTGCATTTTCTTGTGCAGCATTGAACTTGCCTATAGCGTTTGCTTCACCTGCATTGAAACGTTCCATAGCGTTGGTTTGTTCTGTGTTAAACTGTGAAACCTGTGTAGCCATAGTTGCAAAGAACTGATCTGTTTGGTTTTGTGATGTAGCGTTAAATTGTTTGGCTGCATTGTCTGCTGCTTGATCAGACATGATAGAAGCTATCTGAGACTGTGCTTTAAACATTGTTGTCTGCTGTTCATTACTCAGGTTAGTCATGTCCATTTGTAAAAACGACTGGGCATTTTGCATTGCAGCTTTTTGTCTATTGTCTAAATTAGCCATGTCCATGTTTGCCATAGTTGCAGCATCAGCCATAACTTTAGCTTGATTGTTTGACAGGTTAGCTAGGTCTACAGTCTGAGCCATCTTAGCATTCTCTAGTGCTACCTGCTGCTCTGCACTAAAGTTAATGTTTGCAATCTCTGATACACGTGCTGCGTTCTTTACCTTGGCCTGAAAGTTCTGATCAAACTCCTGTCCTAAAAAAGCGGCACGTTGCTCTGCTTTTGCCATAGCCATTTGCTGTTTGTTTGATGCATCCATCTGAGCAATGGGTAAGGCCGCTTCCATAGCAGCTTGTACAACTGCCATACCTGCCATAGAGGATGCACCTAGACCACGTGCAGCCATCATAGCGTTTGCATTACGCATAGCACCTGCTGCCCATGACGGTGTTTTACCACCCTGAAAATCTTGCATCAAATCATCTAGTTCATCTTTTACAGATGCAGCTTCTGATTTTGCTAGGGTAGCATCTACCTGTGCTTGGTCAACTGTAGAACCACTAATTGTTTGATCTGCTGTCATCTGCATAGGGGCAGGGGCTTGTACCTGTTGTGCCTGTCCTAGCTGTGCAGCTTGTAACCCTAGTTGTGATGCTTGTTGAGGATCAGCTTGTGCAGCTTGTGCCTGTGCTTGTTGACTCACATTACCTTGTGCAGCTTGTTGTTGTGTTCCTGCTACTCTGACTGCTGTTTGACTTTCTGTTGCCTGTACCTGTGCAGCAGGTGTGGTAGGTGCTGCTTGTGCTTGTGCTGCAGGTGCTGCTGCTGCAGGTGTTACTTGTGCTGCTGCTCCTGCATCCCCTGCATTAGGATCTACTTTTGCTGCTGCTCCACCATCTCCTGCAACAGTGGCTGCTTTAGTAACTGGTTTAGTTGGGTCTTCTTGTATCTGCCCTGTAGACTGACTGCCTGTAAGAACACCGTCTGCAGCTTCTACAGGTTTTTGTTCTACTAATTTCTTAGCTGCTAAAGTTAGCTGACCCATCATAGCTGCTGCAGAAGGACTAGCTGCAAGAAACTGGTTTATGGACTTTTGATCCATTGCACCTTTGTAGCCCAACGATGGGAGTATTTTCTTTTGCATTACTTCAGGCTTAAACCCTACAAATTTCTTAGCCATTTTTTATTTCCCTATTTGCATCCACAATGATGCGGCAATGAATGTTATTACTGCTACAGTTGACATCTTTACAATAGTAGACCACACACCTCTTCGTGTATCACGCCACGTTTCTAATAAGTTACGCATCTCAAGTATATCTTTACGAGCATCGTCATCATGCAATCCTACCTCACGTAAGGCGGCTGAAGCACCACGCTTGGCTGCACGATCTAGCATATCTTCCAACTCCTCTGGTGTGATATTAGACATAGCCCGACATATCCTCATTTGTTACGTTAGTTACGGAGCCAGTAGTAGCATCAAAGTATTTATCTACTGATAACCATCTAGCATAAGATATTCGCATATCTCTGACTTTACTGGCAACGTCAGCCTCTGCTACTTCTGTAAAGTTATCTCCATCATAAATTGCATAAACATTGTACACAGTGCTAGAACTACTTAGTGCGTTTATTTGTGCGTCTGTTAAAGCTGCCCCTGAGTCATAACCAATTACATCACCAGTGTATATTTTTATTGTTCTAGGGTTTATCATAGGCTTAACTACACACCAAGTTGTAGGGTTGCCATCTAACTTTGCTTTCATAGCTGTGACTGCAGCTTCAACTTCATTTAAAGTATCGTATGGCTGCGATGCATAAACATATTGGCTCATCATGTAGATCCGTATATTGTACCACTATTGCTTAGTGTTCTTGAGGTTCCTGTTATAGCTGCTCCTCCTGCGCCCCCTGAATAGTAATATCCATTTCCACCATTTGCGCCCCAACCGCCGCCACCTGCTGCACCATATCCCGGCTGAGAATCATTGTAGTTGTAGCTTGAGTTATTCGTTCCTGCATTACCTGCGCTACCGCCTGAAGTACCTGCTACCGCTCTGCTACCACCTGCACCACCGCCAGAGCCGCCTGTTCCGGGTAGTATACGTCCTCCTGCACCACCGTCAGCAGCGTAATCAATCTGACCACCACCTTGGCCTCCTGCACCGCCACCTGCACCGCCGCCGTGACCGTTATAGGCGTAAGGATCGCTGCCACCAGTGTATGAATTTTCATATGCACCGTCAGCACCTGTTGCGTTTAATACACCTCCTGCAGCATTACTACCTCCTGAATAAGAGCTACTTGAACGTGCGCCACCTTTTCCACCTGCACCGCCTCCTGCGCCACCTCCACAGCCGCCTGAACCCATTTGGTATGTTCCTGATGTATGGTATACAGGGTGTCCAGTACCACCGCCGCCACCTCCTGCTATGTAAGCACCAGATGAATTAGTAATTGTAACGCCACTAGATGTAACATTTATAGCCGGGCCTCCTGCACCACCTGTTACAGCAGATATATTCTGAAAAGCTGTGTTTCCACCTTGACCACCTTTACCTATGATTTTACCATCATTTATAACAGTACATGGTATGTCTATTGTCATTGCAGCAGTTGATGTACTATCAGACCAAACCCACATGTTTGAAGGTATACGTAGAGTACCACCAGATGATATGTAGCTTGATACTGTGATTTGTGACAACTGAACCTGTCCATTAATGTTACTACCTGCTGAGTCGCCTAGGCTTGTTTCAGACGTAGCACCATAGTAATCTGAAAAGTCTGTGACACCATTTGAAGTAGAGTTAATTGTTCTTCCTGACGCAGCAGTAAGATTTCTAATATCAGTGTCGTTCATACTGGCAGTAGTACCTGAAGTACCTCCTGCTTCCACATGAATGTCATTTAGACTTATAGCACCACTAGTTTGGAGAGCCATACTTTATTCCTTTACGCAGCACCGAAAGCGGTAACGTCATTTTCAACAACTAAAGCACCTGCAGATGAAAGTTTAAATCTGTCTGTGCCATTGTACTTAAATTTAAGATCTGTACCTGATTGGTATATAACCCAACCTGAACCATTGCCACCATTTAGATCTAACTCAGTAGCATCAATAGAGGCAGCACTAAAGTCACTGGATGAATCACCTTGAACAGAAGAGTCTACATATGCCTTTACGGATTGTTGTGTTGGTATAAGGGCTGCACTGTTTGATGACATGTTGTCTTCATCAACAAAGCCTGTAATAGTTGTTGTACCATCAGTGATACTTGTGTTGAATTGTAAAGTAGTAAATGTTCCTGCTGCAGGAGTAGTACCACCTACAATACCATCTACGTTTCCTGTGACATTTCCTGTGACATTCCCAGTGACGTTACCTGTCAGGTTACCCGTGACGTTTCCAGTAACATCTCCTGTGAGATTACCATGAACTCTTCCTACGGTCAACTCTTTATTCATGTTCCATCTGTCATCAGAGCTTGTGTACGTAAATGTTGCACCTGCCCCACCTACAGTAAGACCCCCACCATTAGCAGCACCAGAACTAGCCGCACCACTTGCGACTGTTATGTTAAGATCTGCGACATCTACTGTAGTAGAGTTGACGGTTGTTGTTGTACCTTGAACAGTTAGGTCACCTGTAATTACAGCATTGCCGCCAATAGTAGCATTTCCTGTAGTGGTAACTGCATCAATATATCCGTGTGACCAATAGTTAGATGAATCGCCTAGTGTGTAGGTGCTGTCTGCGCTAGGTATGATATTAGATGCTACGTCTGCGTTAAATGTAACTGTATCTGTAGCAGCGTCACCTAATACAGTGTTACCGTTTGCGGTAAATGTGTTGGATACGTTTACTGTAGTTAATGCACTAGTACCACTAGATGTAACATCACCTGTCAAGTTTCCTGTAACGTTTCCTGTTAAATCTCCTGTAACACCGCCATTAGCTGTAAGCGCACCTGTCATAGTAGTTGCACCAGTTACAGCTAGTGTACCTGCAATCGCTGTATTACCAGATGAAGCTGCTACAGTAAATTTATTTGTGTTGATGTCGAAGTCACCATCAATACCTGTAGCACCTGAAGCATCAAGAGTTGTAAACGCACCTGTGCTTGCAGAGTTTGCACCAATCGGTGTACCATCTATTGCACCTGCATCAATATCAACTTCATCTAAGTATGCTATTCCATCAATGTAAATATTTCGCCACTCTTGTGTTGTGCTTCCTAAGTCAAAGGTATCATCTGTGTTAGGTATGATGTGGCTGTTTATGTCTGCACCAAAAGAAACATTGTCTGTAGCTGCATCGCCTAAAGTCAGGTTTCCGTTAATGGTTGCATTACCTGTTACAGTTAGATCACCTCCTATAGTAGCATCATCTGTAACAGAAAGGTCATCACCAATGTATACAGTGCGTCCAAAGTAACCATCTCGCCATTGTTTTCCAGTTTTACCTAAGTCGATTAAGTTGTCTATCTTTGGAAACACAGCACTAGCATCTACTTCTAATTCGTTGGATGCACCTAGTTTTAATATAGGCGCACCGCCGCCTGTAGTACCGTCATGGCTGTGACCTGTTGAAGCGTTAAAGGCATTTACAATGGCATTGTATTCGTCATTAAACAAATCGGCATCAATAGGATTGCCGTTGGCTAACTGCCCTGTAGTATCCTGTCTAACATATCCTGTTGGCATTTTTTATTTCCTTACTGTCTGTCGTTTTGTTTATATTCTAATATAGCCGTATCTAATGTAAAGCTTGGATTTGTTGTATTGTCTTGTATTCTTAAAGAAACAGTCATACCTGAACCTATGACATTTACTGGGTAGATCTTTTCAATAGTAGAGCCAAAGCTTGCAGCAGGTGGAGAAGTTGTTCCAAATAAACCACCTTGACCAAAGAAAGAAACACCTCCTGATGTAGTTGCTAGGTTTATGGTATCAGGTTGTATAACATTGTTTCTTGTATTTGACTCGAAGTCAAACTTTAAGTTGAAGTCTAAGTCTATAGACCCTAGAGGATCAATAAACCAAACTGCTTTGTAAAAAGTTTTTCTTATTTGTGGATCACTTATAGGCATGAACGCTGATTGGAATATTGAATTTATTGCAGAGCCATCAAAGGTAGAACCACTTTCACCTTTATATACATACCCATCATTGTTAGCAAAAGCTATAGTTTCTGTAGATCCTTCGTACACACTGTCTGCAACAAAAGCTTTTATGCCTTTAACAGTTGACCATTCAATTCCTGCAGAACCTTGAGTGTTAATCTTTGTAGCTATTAAACCCTCTGAGTTACCTTCTGTTCTACTACCAACATATGTAAATATTCTATACTGTGATTTACCTCTAAGTATGTGCGAACAAAACTGAGACTCGCCTCTAAGAAAATCTGATGCAGTTTCTTTTATCTTATCAGATGCAACATCAAGAGCAAAGTCACCGATACGATCAGTAGCACCTAATTGCCTTATACCATCAGGAGACAGATACATGATGTCACCGCCAACTTCCTGTATAGTATCTTTATCAATACAACCAATCTTTTCTGTTATAGGGGTAAGCTGAAAGTCTGCTGCTGTATTACCTGTTAGTCTACTAATCGTGTCACTTGTAAAGACGATTAACTGTTCACGAAAGACCGCCATGCCTGTGATGTCGTGAGATAAACTTATACTACCTGCACCGTCTGCTACAGAAAAGTTATCTACAGTAAAAGGTGCTGTAAAGAATATTGTGTTACCTTTTGAGTAGAAAGCTGTGCGCTTAAATATAACTACATTGTCTGCACCTACCACATCGTTATTTATGTTAGGAGAAGACGATGATAAAAAAGCAGTAAAGTTTCCTTGTTGTGTATATATTGCAGGATAACTTTTGCCATCAACAAACACTACCTTGTCTTCGCCATCAAAGTTAAACTCAGCATGTTTTATTTTAAGACCGTTTGTATTGTTGCTTACTGCTGCAACTGTGCTTCCGTTAGAAGCAACCATAGGAGTCCAAGTAGTTCCTGTACCAATGTAGTATGCGGTTTTAGATGCATCCCCAGTTGTAAAAGCAAAAGTAGTTAGTCGTGTTAGTACCCAGTTAGTAGATGCACTTCCTTCTGTAGTAACTTCGTATATACCATTTTCTGCTGTATTTGTTTGTGCATTTACTTTTATCTTACTACCTGCAGCATAAGCATTACCACTGATAGCAAAAGCAGCTTGAGTACCTGCATTGGTTAACGTACCTGCACTACTATTAAAGGTAGCATTTAGATTAGCATTGGTTGTTGCTACAGTAGTATGGCTCATGTCTAAGAAAACATTAGAAATCGCAGTGCTATCTATCTTCCTTGCTGCAATCATACGTGTAGAAGCAATAACTTTTAGGCCAAGTATTTCATCAGAACCTGGAACTGTTGTAGAGCTAAACTTTGAATAGCCTAGTATTTTACTGTAGCCACCCTCTTTGTTAACTTCAAAGTTAGTTAAAGTTTGAGCAGAACCAACAGCATTAGTACCCTGCTGCAGCAAGCTCATGTTTGAGATTAGGCCACCCTTAAACTCAATAGGGAAGGTTTGCCATTGTGTTGCCATTAGTAAGCTACTCTTCTGTCTCTTATTGCATCAGTACGATTTATGTGTATACTTCTGAGATACTTTATACCATTTTCAAAATCTTGCTTTGCCATCTGTGCCATCTGCGTATCATTTCTAAACTGATATATTAAACTCATAGCACCTGCTACAATGATATGCCTATACGCCTCTGGTAAAGAAGGAACATCGTTGTGTAACACCATATCAAAACCAAGTCTGTAATACTCATATACTAAAGTGTAAGCTTTATCAGGTTCAGGCGTTAGGATAAGTTCACGGCTTGGCGCACGAACTATAAACCTTGGCATACCTCTGTTGCTTGTATTAGTATCATATTCTTGGTCTACATATTTTTCTAGGTATTCTTCATAGCTCAACTTTTTTAGATACTCAGTGCCGTTACCTAGTGTATCATTTCTTTTGATACGAAAGGTTTCCATGTCTATAGTCTTTGCATCTTCAGGAAAAGGATAACGACTAGTACCTGCAGTAAGAACTAGCTCATCTTCTACATGGTTCCAAGGCCACTCAAATTCTTCTTGATTGATATGTCTTATTGCTGTGTTTACTGAATCTTTTACAAAACTATAGTAACCTGTTGTAGCAGCAAAGTTACTAGTTGTTAGTGCAACTTCATTTAATCTTCTGTTACAGTCGTTTACTAAGCCAAGGTAATCATATGCCATCTTACTTCTCTCTGACTGTTAAGTAAATTGTTCTATCAAAAGTTTTACCTGCTGTAGTAGTTATCTGACAGTTAACTTTATATCTGGTTCCAACCTGTCCTGCTGAAAATCTAACAGTCGCAACAGTGTCTGTGTTTGTAGGTTGTACTAAAAGTAAATTGTTAGATGTATCACCAGAGTAAGCTTGTGAATCTCCTAGTGTTTCACCATTAACTTTCCATACTACACCATCGTTTACAATAGTATCTGAACCTAAGAAGCGTGACCAATCTACACTGTAGTCTGCCACTTCATCTGGGTCATGGTTAGGCCATTTGTACGCCATGTCACTTCCTTAATAGTTACTAACTTTTTGAATGTACACAGTGTAATTTGCATAAGGTACGATGTTTACACATCTTTCTCTAACAAAGTCTGTGTTCAAATATGTGATGTTATTTGAGTATACGCCGCCGTTTAAACTTGAGTCAGTGTTAACAGCAGCCGTTCCTGTTGCTGATACACCTGTTATTGTAGCTGTACCTTGAGCATCCTCATCAGAAAAATCTCCAAATGTTATAGTAGAACTTACACTTGGAATTGTAAAGTTTGCTTTAGCGTCAAAGCCTAAAGTACCGCCTGTAGATGTAGAGGCTGCACCTGTGGGTACTGGGTTTGCTTTACCATTTGCAGTGGTTGCGCTTACTGCAGATGTAGAACTTACACCTGTAAGCGTAGAGGTAGCTTGACCGTCACCTTCAGCAGCACCTGCAGAGCTTGTAGCACCTACACCTGTAATAGCACTATTACCAACACCTTGCACCAATGGAATAGTCGTTGGAGAAATGGTAGCTGTAGCAGCAGGTATTTGAATATTAGCTATAGCTATAAAGGTAAGCGTACCTTGAGAGAACGTTCCTTGCGCCCCTGAGATAAACGCATTAGCTTCGCTCGAAGTTACGGCTTGGCCTAATGCCGTTTCTGAAAATGCTGAAAAACCTAACATTGTTTACGGATCTTCTGGGTCTGTTGGTAACGTTTTAAAGGGGTGTGCTATATAGTCTCTATTCTTACAGTGGTATTTAAGATTGTCAGCACCTGTTGCAGGGTCATGGTTTTCGTTAGTAACTTCAAACGCATAAGGTTTTCTAGGCCATGTAACATCCCATACATCTGCACTGTCAGGGATAGCATTAACATAACCACGATAAGCAGTTACTTCATCTGTTTCTGAAAGCAGTCCTTGAGCTATTGCTGCATCTAATGCCCTTATTAACTCAGCTTTATAGTGTGCTGTTTCTGACATTTAGTTACCCAATCTATATGCTTCTCTGTAAAAGTTTCTAAGTTGAAAAATGTACTCTAAGTAATCGTCTATCTTTTTTATCCAATTTTCATCTAACTCTGGATGTATGATACCTGACTTAGGGGATGCAAAAGTTTTATCAAGCCACTCTAGTGGTTTTGGATGGCTATACAAATAGTAGTTTACGTGTGAAAAAGATCCTGTGTCTCTGTTCTGTAGTAAATCAATGTGGCCTACATTTTTATCTAGTATGTATGCAGTTAAAGCACTTTCAGAAATCATGGTAGAATATATAAAGTCTGAGTTTTTTATTAACTCAAATAAATCTGAATCCTCATTAGCAAATCTTATACCACCAAGGTAATCATCTAACTCTTTATATGCATCATCCCATGATATAGGATGCTTTTTAAATAAAACATTTTGAACACCATGCTTTTCTAAAATATATTCTATCTTTCCAACGCAACAATGTTTCTTTATTTTGTTTCCACCGGGTAGTACTATTAAAGCTTCTGCTCCTGTGGAGATGCCTTTATTTACATAGCTATACTTACTGAACGTTTTATCTTTTTTTATTTTATTTTTAATCCAATCAATATGTCCTACTGGTTGTACTGTATCAGCATAAGCGTCAGACATTTGACGTAAGCTTTGTTCAAACGTCATAGGATGCATCATAAAGAACCCTGCAAACGTTGTATAGTTTATAGTATCAAAGTATAAATCTTCTGACGCTGTGCAATCATAAGCTAACTGTATGCCTTTGTAGGGAAATTTACTTTTTACGTAAGCCTCAACCTCGACTAAGTGTGACAATTTAGGATGCCAACCTATGTCGGTTTTTCCTTGTTTAAATTCTTCTGTTGATTTACTAGCTCCATAAATGCTTTGTGCGATTGCGCTATCTAAAGTATCACTAACATTTGTATCTTTAGGCATAAAAGTTTGTTGTCCTTGATGTTGATCTAGATGTGTTAAACGTGGTAGTGGTGCTTCTTGATGTGTTGTACGTAGTAGTTGTACTTCTAGTAGTATCGAACGTAGTAGTTGTACTTCTAGTAGTATTGTATGTTGTAGTGGTACTGCGAGAAGTACCATACGTTGTAGTGGTAGAACGTGAAGTGTTAAAGTAAGTAGTAAAGTTTGTTGTGTAACTTTGACTCCCTGTTCTATTCACTCGCCAATACGGATACCCATCGTTCAAGTTAAACCTAAAGCTACCCTTGTACCAAGTATAGCCACCAAAGTTAACTGAGGTAGTACCGTGTCCACCTCCAAGATTTCTATAAGGAGTTGCTCCCCAGTATATGTTAACCATAGACCAAGGAGCAGAAATCCAGTAGTCACTGTTACCACCATTGTGAGTTACAGATGAAGTAGTTGTACGTGATGTGCCACGAGAAGTTTGATACGTTGTCGTTGTTGATCTAGATGTGTTGTAAGATGTTGTTGTACTCTTAGAAGTAGAGAATGTAGTAGTTGTACTCTTAGAAGTTGCAAATGTAGTAGTGGTACTCTTAGAAGTTGCAAATGTAGTTGTAAATGTAGAAGAAGTACTAAACGTTGTAGTAAACGTAGTAGTAAACTCTTTTATTCCATTTATAAACCACGACATTAAGCAAAGTCTCCAATGTAGTTCACTAGTATGTTTGAGCTATCTAACACATAGTACGATAACACACTTACTTCGTTTGCACCAGTGCTTTGTACAATAGATGCACCGTTAACAGGTGTCTTACAAGCTGATGGTAGCGTAAAACTGCGACCGCCTGTACTGTCTTGCACAAAAATAAGATTACCAAATCTACCTGCACTAACATTACTAAACGCAAGAGTAGTGTTTGCTATCATCTGTATCCTAAAGTTGTTTGCTGCTGATAAGTCAATAGTTAGTGTAGAACCGATTGCGGTTAGATTGTTTTGAGCATGACGTAATGCACCTGTCATTGACCCACCTGCTAGAGGAACTTTTGCGTCTAGCTGTGTCTGTACATTTGAAGTTACACCATCTACGTAGTTTAGTTCTGCTGTGGTGGCGGTTACACCATCCATAAGATTTAGTTCAGCCGTAGTTGCTGTAACTCCATCCATGATGTTTAGTTCGGCTGTTGTTGCTGTAACACCGTCTAAGATATTTAACTCAGAAGCAGTAGAAGTTACACCATCTAAAATGTTTAGTTCGGCTGTGGTTGCTGTAACTCCATCAAGAATGTTAAGCTCTGCAGCAGTAGAAGTTACACCATCTAAGATGTTAAGTTCTGCTGTTGTTGCAGTTACGCCATCTAGTAAGTTTATCTCTGCAGGAGTTGATGTAATAGCTGTGCCGCCTATTTGTAGTGTAGTAGCATTTACTTCACCTGATGATCCATAAACTACAGCTTTACTATTAACTATAGTACCTGCACTAGAACCATCTACAAGATTTAATTCTGCTGCTGTTGATGTTACACCATCAAGAATATTTAGTTCTGCTGTAGTTGAAGTAACTCCATCAAGAATGTTAAGTTCTGCTGCTGTGGAAGTAACACCGTCAAGTATGTTGAGTTCTGCAGCAGTAGAAGTTACACCATCTAGAATGTTTAACTCAGCTATAGTAGAAGTTAATGTACTCCAATCTTTTCCGCTATATACTTTGGCTCCCATGCCTGAGTGGTTTGTACAATATGTATACAGTAAATCTGGAGCATCTTGCTCAAGCATTACTTCTGTGTAGGCTCCTGCTGAACCCGGAGTTCCTACAACGGTAACTCCTGTGGAAAACGCTGAACCTGAATTGTGTGTACCGTCTGATGTAGTACTTAGTCTTAGTGGGTGACCTGCGTTGCTTGAGTCACTTTGATCAAACCTTACCCTTACACCTTTTTGTAATAAAGCTGTTTGTTGTACTGTTCCGTCAAGAGCATACTTGTTTCCACCAGAGTTAACAACAGTAACTGCTATACTATTAATACCACCTTTGGTATCCATTTGTGTTTGTATAGCAGAGGTTACACCATCTACATAGTTCAACTCTGCTGTAGTAGCTGTAACTCCATCTAACAGGTTAAGTTCTGCTGTTGTTGCAGTAATACCGTCTAGTGTGTTAATCTCTGTTGCATCTGCTGTAACACCTGTTAGACTTGTAGGTGGTATATTAATGTCAGCAGAACCATCGAATGATTGACCTGCAATGTTTCTAGCTGTTGCTAGTGTAGTTGCTGTGGACGCATTGCCCTCTAGTGCAGCTACAATAGTACCTGCTGAACCACTAAATACTTCACTTGAGTTTGTTGCATCTGGTATGAATGTAAATTTACCTGTGCTATCATCAAAGCCAAAGAAACCTACTTTAGCTGAAGATCCATCGTGCCAACGAAACTCTATGCCTCTGTCTTTGTTATCATCTGATGAGGGTGCTGTGTCACCACCTATTGTAAACACAGGATCGTCTACAGTAGTAGTTGTACTATTTACTGTAGTTGTTGTGCCACTAACTGTTAGATTACCTGATACAGTCAGGTTGCCACTTGCATCTGTAAACACAGCCTTGTCTGAAGGGTATGTCATAAAGATGTCTTTAGTACCTGAAGACAAGTTGACTACATTGTTGGAGTTAGAACTCGCAAGTATTGTAGTACGACTTAATGTATTACCTGTGTTCCAAGTTCCTAGTCCTATTTCCCATTCATTTACGCCTGAAGCAGTATGTGCAATGGCGTAATAAGTCGTGTCACCATTGGACATGTAGTCTGTGAATGCTTTGAAGGTAGCCCCTGCACCTGCTAGACTTATTGCGCCTGTGCCTGTAGTGGTGGTTCCTTCTTTTACACGATCTTTTAATATTAATGCCATTGCACTTTACCTTTATGCTATTCGGATCACAGCACTTGATGCGTCTGCAGTCGGGAAAACAACTGTAAAGTCACCAGATGTAGATGTAACTGTTCCCCCAAAGTCAAATACTGCTATTGCTTTATTACTTTGTGAAGAGTTATATATGATACAACCTGCTGCTGAAATCGTTAAGTTTGTAAAAACTTCATCAGCAAAGTCAACTATTGCTGTAGATCCTGATAGTGATATTGCTGCACTATCTAGGTTTTGTCCACCTGCTGTGTAGTTTGTACCTGTAGCTTCATCAGAGTTACCTGTTACGTCAGAATAGTTTGTAGTGGCTGCACCATAAGTACCTGACTGTGAAGGTTTAATTAGAGCTATTTTTAAAGTATCTGTATCTAAGTCGTGAACACCTCCAAGTAGCTCTTGCTTGAAGCTGTTGCACATTGCCGTTGTAATCGCCATTTGGAGATATCCTTATATGAGTTGATGTGCAAAGAGGCCACCCGAAAGCAGCCTCTAAGTTTGTCTTAATTAAGCAGCGTTGTAGATAGCTGACACCAATGCTTGTGGGCGTAGGATCTTACGTCCGTAAAGGTGCATACCACGTACAATGTCTGCGAATGAGTCAGGATCTCTGTAGTTCTCAACTTTGTTGATCTGCTCTGCAGTTGCTACAGCTTCTTGCTGTCCTGCCAAGATCACACCGTAGTTAGAGTCTTGGGCAAGTGCGCCTGATGTACCTGGGCCTGTACCTTTTGAAGGTAGGTTGTTAGATACGTGTACTGCGAAGCCGTGTAAGTTGTTCATTACAAGACCGTTCTGTAGACCTGATCCACCGAAGTCTGCATTGAGAAGACGTGAGTCTTCATCTTTTAGCATTTCCATGAATACTGGATCTACTACCAACCAACGTCCACGTGAGTCAACATTTGCTGTGTCCATTTGACGTGCCATACGTGCGACAACTGTCAATGGTGATACAGTAGCTGTTGATAGTGAAGTTGCACCGGGCAAACGTGTTGCTAGTGGAATAGAGTCACCAGTAGCGTATGCTGTTGATGCAGAGTCGGCAGAACCTAGTTGACCCATATCAGTAGCGTCCAACTGGTTAGTCTTTAAAAATTCACCGTTGATTTCGCTTGATGTTGGGTGTTGTGCAGTTCCTGACACAGTTGTGATTAACGCACCTGATGTGTCGTAACCTGACATGTAAGATAGAACGTCTACGTCAATAGCGTCAGCCATTTTGTATGCTGCTCTGTCTGCAGCTAGGCTTACGAAGTCAACGTGTGAGAACTGCTCTTCAATGTCATCCATTTTGAAAGCAAAGTAGTTAGCTTTGTCAATGGTTAACTGGAAGTCACTGTCGTCTAGTTTCTCTACAGAAATAGCTGTGTGACGCTGTAATGCGTTAACAGTTACGTCTGGCTCTTTTTGGATGCGTACAACGTCACCCTGATTTGCAATGTCACCAAAGTATGAGTTGTTGGTGATTGCGCTAATTACAGACGATTTGCGTAAAGCAATCTGCGCCTGTTTGGAGTACATGATCGGGCTAAAATTGCCGTCAAAGCCTCCACTTGCTGATGCTATAGCCATAGTTAAAATCTCCTTTATAGATATGGCGTGGGGTTAGTACACTACATATCCACCCGAAGAGGCTCTTCGTAGTAAGGTAGTCAACATTGCTTCTAGGATGCGCTTCCTATCTGCGTTGGGCTTATACTTGGAGGTAAGTCTTTTGTGTGGCTAGTGCTTGAATAAAGCATACACACTTTAGTTGTTGTGTATATGCTATAGTTTTATCTACAATATCTTGATTGTCAACTACTTTCTTGATATATCGTAAATAAATCTTCCATTACGTTGAGCGTCTAATATTTCTTCTTGACGCTTTTCGTATTCTTTAATTGACATTGCAGCTACGTCTGACTCCTTGACGTATTTACTTGATTCATCAGGTTCTGGTACTGCTGCACTTTTAGTTTTTACAGAAGATGCTGCAGCTTTATCTGAACCGCCCTTCTTAACTTTAGTTATACCTTTGTCAACTTTATACAAATCTATTACACGTGCTACAGATTTTGCATCATCTACATTTTCATATAGTGCATCCTGTACCCACTTTGGCTGATCTTTTGCCCAGTTATGAAAAGTATCATCTTCACGTATTTGTATAAAATCAGGATGCATTTTAATTAGTTCTGCTTCTGCTTTCTCTCTTGTAGCAGTTACACGTAGCTCTTCTAAATCAGCCATACGTTTTTCTAAGTCTTCAGCAGATGCTTTAGATTTTTTGTCTGCAATAGTTTCTATGATACCTGCAATATCAGGATACTGTTTAGCCCATGCTTCTAGTTCTTCATCAGACTTAGGCAGCACAAGTTCTTGCTTAGTAGCTTTTTCTAGTTTTGCTTCCAGTGCTGCTAACTTTGCATTGAACTCTTCTTCTTTTTTCTGTGAGTGTCTACGTAGATCACCATACCGTTTTTTGAAGTTCTTCTCTTCGGCACTTAAATTTTCTTCTTGTGCTTCTGCTTTGGGTTCTTCTTTTTGTTCGGTATCACTCTCTGCCTGTACTGGTTCAGCTTTAGGCTCTTCGCTACTGGGTTTATCTTCAGTACTTTCTTCATCTGTTATACCTAGTGCTTCTTTCTTTAGAGCTAAAAGCTCTTCTTCATCTTTCTTGATGCGTTCTTCATTAGTTAGGTATCCACCTTTACCCATCATTACTTTTGGGATTTCAGGTTTTACCATTGGGTTTGCTTTCGCTTCTTCACTTATAGGCATTTGTTTTCTCCTTTATGTTGGGGTCAGCTAGGTAGCTGAGTAGCCTTATAGTTATTGTGGTCTGTGATGCCGTAGTTTATAGCAATGCTGTATCTAGGATCTTCGTTATATCCTTGCGGAACTGAATGTGGCGTAGCGGATAGAAATACAACAAGTCTATCATCTACTGCCTGTATATATTTTAAGGGTCTTAGATGGTCATTCTTAAATGTCATAGCAATTTGAAAGTTACTGGGTACAGGATTGTGGAACTTCAAAGGAGCAGAACCTTCTGGTGCGCTAAGAAAGTATACAGCAGATACATGTGTGTTGAAGTGTGTATGCTGATCCTGAAACTGCTCTTTCCTATAAGAGTTAAACCAAGCACCCTCTAGTACTGGACTTTCTTCAACACCATGTACGTTTAAAAAATGTTTAGTTTTATCTGTAAATACATTTAAAGGATAGTTAAACTTTGGATTGTCTTGCATGTCAGAATCCCAACATGTTGTATAAACATCACAATCCCATATCGCTTTAGTTTTTGTATCTGCTTTTTCTATTGCTATACATTCTTGGTGAACTCGTTCTCTTTCCTGCTCGCCTAAGACGTTATCGTAGACAAGTACAGGATAGCCAAATAGTATCATTTATTTTTTCTTCTTACCTTTTTTGGTTGTGAGTCCTCCATCCTTCAGACCTGAAATACCAAACCTACTGTCTAGTCCTGCACTACCTTTTTTCTGTGTAGAACCTAGCCCACGTGTTGCGCTTTTTGCTTGATCTGTTTTTCTTTGAGTAGATTTACCTACCATGTTTTTGTTTTCGTTTTGTCTGTCTCTTCTACGTTGAGCGTCTTTTTCAAGTCTAGTATTACCTCTGACTTGCGGCTTGGTCAATTCATCAGCTATATTTTGTATTTCTTTTGTAGCATTTGATTGTGTGGGTTGTGCAAGTATTTCATCTAGAGTTGACCCTGTACCCGGAACAAGAGGTTCACTTGTTACTTCAGGTTGAGTAACCGTAGGTGTTTCTGCTTCTGGTGTGTAAGGTTGTGCAACAGAAGGAGCCATAGTAGGATCACTGTAGTCTTCATCAGGAGTTTTTGGTTTAGGTATTTGTGATACAGTTTTCTCAAAAGCCTTACCTGTAATCTTGTCAAGGAAGTTTGGTTTCTCTCTTTCTGTATATTCTATCAAATTGTCTAAGCGCATTTGATCTACATTAGTGGTAGTAGGATCTTCTCTTCTACGCTTTAATTCTTTCTCTATGTTTTTCTGGTGTAGTACCATTGCTGCTTTTGCAGCTATACCTAAGAATGGATTTAGCGCACCGACCACTGTTGCCATAACATTGCCTTTTATATCGCCTTGCTCTTTTACCATTTCTGTAAGTTCAGTAATACTCAACTCTTTATAGTTGATTGCTTGTGGTTGTGGTGTTTCAGGTGGATCATCGTTACCACCACCCGATTGTGTTCCTGTTTCAGGGGTTACTGTTTCTGCTTTTGGATAGTATCCTGCAGGGATTGGAGTAATAGGTACACCGTTTGCAAACATGATAGTAATCTCATGCCCTGCTTCGTTTACATATATCCTAGCCTCCATAGTCATACCTTCGGTAACTTCACCTGCTGCTACACCTTCAATAGGTTTTGCATCAGTCATATCAAAGCCACCTTTTTGTTCGTAGGTAGGATTAACATCACCACCCTCATCAAAGCCTAAACCCTTCATAAACCTTGTGCCAAAGCTTTCTTGCGCTCTAAGGTTTACTCCTTCTTTTTCTGGAGCATCGTCTACAAAAGGTGTAGCTCTACCACCGGGTTTTACCTTTTTAGGTTTTGTCTTTTTATTTTTATCGTAGTCACCACCAAAGTTTATTTGTTCTGCTATAGTTCCAGAAGATCTAACATCATCAGATGTAGAAGGTTTTTCTGTTAGTGTTGGTCTACGATCATCACTGCTGCTGCCTCTATTACGCAGATTGTACAATATTTCTTCAGCCCTGTTTTTAAACTTAGGCTTTTTGTTTGTACCTGCTTTTATTTGCTCTACAGACTTTCTGTCTTTAGCTGCTTGAAATCTATCTCTTACTGATTGTTGTGCTGCTTTCTTGTTTGACTCTCTTAGACCTGCAAAGAATTTACCCAAGAAAGCTTCTTCTGGTTCAGGCATATCGTCAGGCATTTCCATTACTTCAAGATCAGATAGCTCTAAGCCCATGTCACCTAGCTCCATCTCCATAGGTTCACCACCGATACGTCCATCTGCATCCATTTGTTCAAAGCCCATCTTGGCTTCTCTACGCATATCCTCAAATACTTTTACACCCCAGTATCTTACAACATCTGCAGGTACAACATACTCACCTTCACTTAACTGTGCAGGTATGTCATCTCTAACCTCTTCAGGTAATGACCCTGTTGGTACTTCGTTTCCTGATACAGGATCTACTTCCCCTGTGCCAAAGTTCATATCCATTTGTTCTTCTAGTGCCATACCGCCCTCATTAAATAGTCTGGTTTTTCCATCTGCTGTTTTAACACCAAGCTCTTTCATTTGAGTTATGGTGGGTTTCTTTACATTTTTTGCTAATACTAATGCGCCAACTTGTATTACTTCATCAGCCTCAAACACAGGTTGTCCTGTTTCTTTTATATAGAACCCACTTCCTCTGTATGGGTTCATCCCTACCTGTGTCCATTCATCTGAACCAGAGGCTATGATGTCTGCAGCTTTCTCCTGCAAATCATATGGATTTTCTGGTACATATTCTCCAAACACACGTGCTATCGTAGACTTGCCCATAGGTTTATCTTCACCTGATGGTGTTCTACGTTTGCCTCTTGCTATGTCTAATGCCTCTTTTGACTTAGAGCCAAATCTAATATTCTTTAATCTTATAGCTTGACCAAAACCTACAACACTACCTGCATCTTTTGTGCCATCATGTATAGACACTACCCAAGTGTCGTAGTTATTGTAGGCAGGAATATCTAGTCTAGAAGATACTTGTTGTCCTGCTTCTAAGTCAAAACCTTTTACACCAAGTATACCATACTTACCTGCTTTTTTGCCCAGTGACCCTGTTAATTGAGTAACACTAGGCATCATTTCCATTACTTCTTCTGCAGTAAATTCTCTTGGTTTAGGTATTGCATCACCAATACGCTCACGTGCTTCTTTTGATGTTATCTTTCCTTCAAACAAATCATTTGCAGCTTGTTGTGCAGCAGTAGGGTTAGCCTGTCTTTTTGTCTCTGGTAGCTTATTTGCTTCCTGCCACTGCTTCATAGCATCTGCATCATCTACAAGTTTTTCAGCATTAACTATATCTGCTGCGTCATCAAGTCTCTGTGCGCCTTTTCGTATTAGTGTTTTAGCAACACCACCTATACCAGGAATTAAACCTGCAGCTTCTGACGCTCCTAGTATACCAACTTTGAGATAGCTAGGATCTTCTTTACTTAGTTCATCTTCTATATCAGAAACAGTAATCGCAGTTCCAATACCGGGAAGCACACCTGCAATATCTTTGTAGGTTTCAGCTTCTTCTACACGCTTTTTGTATTTACCTTCGGTATCGGTTCTACGTCTATTAGCCACTGTTTACTGTCTCCTTTAGTAGCTTCAGCTTTCTAAGTACATCTATTGCACCCTGCTGTCTGTACATTGTAGTGGAATCATTTGCTGATTCTAATGCACGTTGTCTTAGATAGATTAAATCATCCAAGTGTTGTAAAAACTGATCGTAACATTCTTTATCATTGACCAACTGCTTGAGGTGCATTTCCTGTAAATCCTTGTTCTTCAGGTAGTGGTGCTGTACCCACTCCTATTTGTGATCCTCCACCTCCTGTTGTGTCAGCTACACTTTGTACACCTTGTCCTTCAGCTTGTGCAGCAGGATCTGGTTGTGGTGCTGCAAAGCCTTTAAGTATTTCAGCTTGTATCTGTGCATCTGCCATAGAGTTAGTAACCTTGTCAGGATCTAAGTCCATGCTCTTAGCTATCTCTCTAATGATGTAATCCATTTTTGCAAAAGGTGCAAGCACTGGATTTTGTGCAACCTGTAAGAATTGCATCAAGCGTTGACTACGTACTTCGTTAGCCATTAAGCTTTCAGTACCTGATGCGTTTACTTCTAAATCGCCCTTGATACTTTCATCGTAGTCAAACTGCATATTAAATGCAAAGAATGCTTTACCCAACGGCTTGAGTAGATAGTCATCTACATTCTTAACAACTGTTCTGATACTTCCGTTGGCAGCAGACATAAGCATACTAATACCAGAAGCAGTCCTA